TATAGTTCCAACAGCAGCCAATTTACCAAGAACATTGGCTCCAGAAGTCTCAGAAGTCTGAGCAATAGAAGTTATATTAACCCGAGCAGTAGAACCACCTAAATACTCAGGACGCTGTAACCTAGCGTCAGGTGAAATAACTCCGAAATGCGCTCTTACAATTTCAGTATAACGGGTTCCACCTCTAGCATCACGCTCATAAAGGCGCTCAAGCTGGAAAGCCTGCCGAAGAGAATTAATTGTAGCAGCAGTAGCGGAACTTAAATCAGCATACACATCCATCGTTGAATCAGAATTGGCTTTTAAACCTAAACCTTTAGAAGCAGTGCCATCCATAGCAAGGAAAATTTCTTGCCCAGCAGCCAATGCAACAGCATCTTTATCATACCAGGTATTCGCACCAACAGCAACCTTTGAACCATTCCGGAAAATACCTTCAATAGGGGCTTCACTACCTAAAGGCAACGAAACAGCCGGACCTTTCTGAGGCCAAGGGAGACAAGATGTAAAATAATCATGCCTTTTTCCTCTACGCTGCAAAACATAATCAGAAGGCGCATCCGGCCCATCATCCAGATCAACAGTCAACTTGGTCTGCAAATTCTCGTCTCTATACCAATCATTCCAGATCAAATTATAAGCCCGGCTCCAAAAAGCCGAAACTGATAATGAATTAACGCCCGTCGGGATACCAAAATAATCAAACAAACTTCCATTTGCAAAGCCACCCGACGCAGCACCTACGACTTGAGGAACAACATAATCAGTAGGGGTCAACGGGGTAGCCTGCTCACCCATAAACGCCTGAAAATTCGTCCACAAGAGCCGAAGAGGCACCGCAAAATAATGAATATCCATATGCAAATTATCCATAATCGGATAAATAGGCGTGGTCATACGAGCAAAAAGCGTAGCCTTCATATTAAAAGTATCACCGGGCAACGCTTCATCTACATAAAACGGAACTAAATACCCAGCATTAAAGGTAGTTTTATACCCATGAGACCGATTGAAAACGGAACGCGGAATATCTGCGCGAGGAACCTGACTAAACTGATGCGACATTACTGACTTCATAATTCATCTCCATCTGGTCATTCAAGACCGTTTCAGAAACAACCGTTACACTATTTAACTTCACGCTTTCAGACCCACGAGATTTTAAATTCAGCCTGTAACGTATATACTGCATCAAGTCATCTATCGTTGTAAAACAACCCTCTATGATCTCGATATTAACTTCCAGTTTATACCGCTTTCCTTTACAAGACATATCAAAAACCTCCGGTTTTATTATGTCACTCCGACCATTTATATCAAGTAATATATAAGGTCGGATTAACTCGCCGGATTTCCCGGCGTAGGCGTGGGCTCCGCCCCCGCCTCATCAACAGGCCTTAGATCTGGCCTTACTGCATAGGTTGCCTCAATCATAGTTTTTGGCAACAAACCAAGTTTCACAGATTCAACAACATTCTCAGGCACAGAAATAAACTGCAAAGCCTTTTCAACATCATTATCGAACTTTGCACGAACAGCCGACGGAAGAGTCATAAAATCAGCCTGAGCAGAATTCAACCGATTTAGCAAATGACCATAATCGGCGATGTCTGAAAAATCGCCGAACCGCGCGACCCGCGAAGAATCCACATTCATCGGGTCAACAAGCACACCAGATACAGCATAACGCCCCATAATTGTATTTATATTTGCTTCCTTCGCGAAACTCTGGCGCGTCATAGAAACCGAATTCGGATCTTTAGGGTCAAACATTAAAGGGCTACAAATACCACGCGAACGCATAACACACCTCCTTATTTCGTATCAACAAACTCAATAGCAGCATTAATAAAAACGGGCTGAGGCACAGAAGTCAACAAACCCGAGACATCATCATATTCGCCGATCTGATATAACTTAAAATCAGAAGGATGTTTTGCGACATTACTCTGTCCATCATTCACAAGATCAGCGAAGGCACGCGTAGCCATACCTGTATGAGGCATAAAAAACGGATTAGAAAAAATCTGAGCCTTATCATCAAATATAGAAAAAACTTTAATAACCATCTTCAAACCCCCTAATTAACTTGGTAGAATTTAATAACTTAACCTGCTCTCGACTGATCAATCTCGCTTTAGTATTATTCGGGTCCTCCTGAGCCCTCTTTAAGCGAGCACATTTTAGTTTAGCATACTCGACAAAATTGTCAAGTTCAAAACGACCATCATAAAACTTAGGAAGGGGGACTTTCTTTCCCCCTGAAAGAACAGCAAAACCCGACGGGTAAATATCTGTCTTAAATTTATCATACCACGCGGAACCAATCCCCGGCTTCCGCGACATGGTAATATATTCACAATGTTTTCCACCATAAAATGTATTTACATCAACACGATCAGCACAATGAGCAGCGCGATATTTCTCAGCATCAAAAGGATCTTTTCGCCAAGCATCCAACGCAGCCATAGCATCGTAAAGTTCTTTACCAGACAAATTTTCCTTAGACCACTTCTTTAAAACATAACGCGCAACATAAGCAGCACTTTCAAAAGTAACCTTGCCAACAGTAGAAAAACCAAACGGCCACAATTCAGACAACATCGCAGACGTATATAAATCCTTCTTAAATAAAACCTTATCGGGGAAATCGAAACCAAAAAGACACGCATGATGATGAGGCCTATCAAACTTAACACCATATTCGCCACAATGAAAAAAACGAACTTTCTTCGGAGCGATCTTCTGACGAAGACGCTTCATAAAGTTTTGAAAATCAGCAACTTTCAAAGACCCATCAGCCAAATGATCATTATCAAAAGTCAACGTAATAAAACAGTTCTCTTCATATAAAGAGGCTTCGTGAACACACCGAAGCGCCCAAAACAGAGAACGATCTAAACGACAACCAATACAGCGACCGCAAGGCACTTGGACGGGAACATCAGTCAACGCCTTATCAGCAGAAAACACAATGGAACGCTTACCCGTCTCATTCACCTCACGAGCATAATAACCCGTAAGAGGATGATAACAAGGCATATTTAAATCCGAAAACCTCCCCGCATAGGGGATTTCATATTCTTAGGGTCAACAAAAGAACCACGACCAAAAGAACGCTTGCTCTTACCTCTAGACATCTTCTTACGATAAGCCATACAACCTCCTTATTTAAATAACTTAAACACAGGACCCAAAACAGAACCAACCGAGTCCTGAACATCAATACCAAGATTCTTCTGCCAACGAGGACGATTAACACGACGAGCCTCTTCATATTGACGCTTCTTCGTCTGATCAAGCAGAACATCATTCTCCATAGCCACACGTTGAGCCTCATGTGTGGTCTTAACGGCCTGAGCAGAATTCAAAGCGATCTGAGAACCTTGCAACATAGCCTGCTGACGCATTTCAGCATTCGAGGTCGTTATATCCGCAGACTGCTTAGCACTATTCTGAATTACCCCGGACAAAGACTGCATAACCGGAGAACCAATCGCAGGCGTAGCAGACCCGCCATATTTTGCTGATAGAATGGGATTTAAACCAGCAGCTGCAAGATCACGCATTTCACGCTGATGAGCAGTATTCGCCAATTCAATAGACTTGTCATTTGTTTCTCGTTGAAAACGAATATTCTGGGAATTAGCGTCTTTCTGCGCCTCAATAGCAGCAAGAGCCGAATTCTGATTAGCCATCTGAGCTCCAGCCATCATTAAAGCCGGATTTCCAGAACCGGCACCAGCGACCATTAAAGCCGTAGACGCAATTGATGAAGCATCATCTGAACTGTTTAAACCCAAACCGATTCCATTAACTAAACTATTCAAAAATCCCATACTACCTCCTAGGATTTCTTGACCTTACCACCATAAAAAACGCCATACCCAAAGGATATTAAATTCGAAACAAAAACCGCGAGAACCTCGGGCAACGATGGAATAGGCGAATTATTAGACACTGACTTAGTAACGACATAAGAAGCCTCCTGCACCTTAGACATCTCAGCCATACAAACCTGATCACCTTTACAGGCTTCGTAATTCTCTAAGGCACCCTTTACAGTCAAACATCCAGAAACAGTAAAAAACAAACACAAAAACATTATCCATTTAAGCATAAACACCTCATAGATGATCAATTAACCCCGGAACCGAATAAGTAGGCATCGGCCGGGCCGTTTTAGCATCAATATAACTATCGAGAATAAAATGCGGAACATCCGCAACCGCCAAAACACGCGACATGGGCGGATTCTCAACAATAAAAGTGCTTGACAAAGTAGGCAAAGAACCGAACTCTTGAGACAAATGCCAAGCGTCCAAAGGCGCTGAATAAGTAGAACGGAATTGACCCGTTATCTTCGACGGATAATACCGATATTCAGCCCAACGCTCCTGATATCCAAATACTTCATTATCATGCGAAGACCCGTCACAATAGATTTCTTTATTATAAACAGCCTGCTCACCTAAATGAGCCAAAGCGGGCCAATAATAATCCCACCGGGTAGAACGTGAAAACATACGGGGAAGCCCTTGCTGATACGTCAAATCAGCACGAACCGACATCAAACCGAGAATCACACTATGCTCAGTAAAAGACTTTGTAAACCCGGCATTAGCCGTTATAGTTCCAACAGCAGCCAATTTACCAAGAACATTGGCTCCAGAAGTCTCAGAAGTCTGAGCAATAGAAGTTA